CTTGTGAGTGTTACGAATGTGACTGTGACGAATGTAATTGTGAATGTCACGAAGATAAGGTAGCAGAAAAAGGTAATGATTGAGTTTGTGTTAGTGTTTATGATGGGATTAAGAGTAGTAGACCAAACACAAACCTTTGAAGATATAGATAGATGTTTGTACTTTGCAGAGAGATTACACAAGCAACCATCAGTACCACAGTTGGAAGGAGCTAATCTACAGATAACAGCCTACTGTAAACCTAGAAGGAAAAGATAATGTTAGCAGAACTCGCAGCAGCAAATGCAGCCTTCGGTGTAATCAAGAGTTTTATATCTAACGGTAAGGAACTTTCAGGTTGTGCTAAACAGATATCAGATTTTGTATTTTCTAAAGAAGCTATAGAGAAAAACCTTAAAAAGAAAAAAGCCAAAGGTATAGGTGGTGCAGACTTAGAAGAGTTCATGGCTCTTGAGCAGATAAGAGAAAAAGAAGAAGAACTCAAGCAGATGATGATATATCTAGGTAGACCCGGATTGTGGCAAGACTGGCAACAGTTTCAAGCAGAAGCGAGGAAGACTAGACGTTATCAAGAAAAGATGGCACAGAAGCGACAAGAAGAGATAATGGAATACGTAGGATACAGTATAGGTTTTATTATCATTGTATTCTTCGCAGGATTAGCAGCTTGGTTTGTAGCTAAGTGGACAGGTAGATTATAACTCCATGTATAGGCATCTGCACGTTGCAAGAAAATGTCTGCATAGGATGTAACAGAACAATAGAAGAGATTAAAGAAGCATATGAGAGCACCACAAAAGTCACTAGCAAATTGGACAAAACAAAATTGGAGAACTAAGAGTGGTAAACCTAGTACACAGGGGTCAAAAGCTACCGGTGAACGTTATCTACCTGAAGCGGCGATTAAGGCTCTTAGTTCCAGTGAATACGCCGCCACTTCGGCTGCTAAACGCAAAGCAACTAGAGGAAATAGACAAATATCTAAACAGCCCAAAAAGATTGCTAGAAAAACGGCGAGATTTAGATGAGAAAAGACAAATTGTACTTAAACTTGGCGAAGCCGCTGCTGAAGCTAGGAAACTATCTCTTCAACAAGCACGTGAAAGCTCTAAGAGAAAAACAAGAAAAAGAAGGAACTAGGAGACTATAATGGATAACATGATATTAGATGCGTGGAATGAACTTAGTTACGTAGAAGGTGTTTTATTTACAGTGTGGTTATTTGTTCTGTATTATGGTAAGTGTTGGATAGATGCAAAGTTTAATAAAGAAACTTGTAATTGTATAAGATGAGTGTAGAGACGTTTTTAAAATGGAAGATACTTCCTAGATTTATGATGTTAGCTAGTACAGTAATGTCATGGAGATGTGCTGAATGGTTTATGGATTTAGATACACCGACTGCGGCACAGTCAGCTTTTGTATCAGTAGTTATGGGTGTGATGACAGGTGTCTTTGGCATTTGGATGGGTCACGAACATAAAGGAGACAACGATGTTAACAGCATTAATAGGACCAATCGCAAACCTCGCTAGTTCTTGGATGAGCAGTAAGGTTGAGAAGGTCAAAGCAGATGGTCAGGCTAAAGTAGCACAGGCTAAAGCTAAAGCAGTTGTAGCTGAGAAAGTTGCAGCAGGTGAAGTCGCATGGGAAAAGTCTATGGCAGACTCAACAGATAATTCGTGGAAAGACGAATTTGCCTTGACAGTTTTACTTTTACCTGCTATACTAGTATTTATACCTAGCATGACAGAATATGTGAGAACAGGCTTTGAGGTATTGAATACACTACCTGAGTGGTATCAGTATCTTTTGTTTATAGCAATCAGTGCATCCTTCGGTATTAAAGGTGCAGGTCAAGCTATGAAAATTATGGGGAAGAAATGAACTTAATAAAACTACAAGATGAATTAGCAGAAGATGAAGGCATAAAATTTGAAATATATAGATGTTCACTTGGGCATTTAACAGGGGGTATAGGTCACCTTATTACTGAATGGGATGAAGAGTTCTACGATAAGCCTATAGGAACTAAAATACCACATGACCAAGTAAATGATTGGTTTGAGAGAGACATTAAAACAACTATAAACGATTGTAACTTATTGTTCTCTCAATTTGATAATCTACCTGAAGATATACAACATGTATTAGCTAATATGTGTTTTCAATTAGGTAGACCTAGACTATCTAAGTTTAAGAACATGATTGCTGCCGTAGAAGACTTAGATTGGGAAAGAATGGCAGATGAGATGGAAGACAGTAATTGGTACAAACAAACTCCTAACAGAGCCGATAGATTAATTACTCGTGTTGACAGACAATTTGCAAGAGAAAGTATTGCATAGTGAGTGATTTAAAGTTTAAAAAAATTGGAGCCGGTATTGCAATTAAAGATAAAGATGGTAAAGGCTTTGGCTCAATAAAAAATAAACCTTCTGCTGATAAACTAGGAAATAAAGTTGAAATAAGAACTAATAAACCTATCCCACTATCTATTACAAAACAAATGCAAAATGAAAGAATAAAAAAAGGTTTACTAACAGAAGGACAAATAAAATTAGCAAAGAAAAATGAAAAAAATCCAGTACATAAACTTTCGGTAAAAAACATGACTGAAGCAAAAAAACTTGTAGCCAAGATATTAAAAGTGGGTGGTGGTAGCAGGAATGGTCCTATAACTCAAATACAAGAAAAATTATTAATTAGAAAGAAGAAACTAAAATGAGTAGAGAACTAACTGAAAGACAACAAAAGTTTCTAGCTGTTTTATTTGATGAAGCAGGTGGAGATGTAGTAGCAGCTAAGAAGTTGGCAGGTTATGCTGAAACATCTAGCACAACAGAGATAGTGAAATCCATGAAGGATGAGATACTAGAAGCTACGCAGTTGTTTATGAGTAGGAACGCACCTAAAGCTGCAATGGCTATGGTGGGTGGTCTATATGACCCTACTGAGTTAGGTATTAGAGACAAGATGTCTGCAGCAAAAGAACTATTAGATAGGACAGGCTTAGTGAAGACTGAGAAGATGCAAGTAGAAAGCACTGGTGGTGTTATGCTATTACCTGCAAAGAATGATGGATAGAAGTGTAGGCAAGTGGAAGTTACCACAACCAACAGACTTAAAAGATGAAGAACAAAAAGAATGGGTACAGATACCTCGCATAGCTAGGACTATTCCATTTGGATATAAGATAAACGAACAAGACCCTGACTTACTTGACCCAATACCATACGAGTTAGAAGCCATAGAGATGGCTAGAAAGTATGTAAAGCAGTATTCCTATCGTGAAGTAGCTAATTGGATGACTACTAAAACGAATAGAGTTATATCTCACGTGGGTTTAAGAAAAAGGTTAATGCATGAAAGACAACGTAAGAACACGGCTAGAACTCTCAGAAAGTGGTCTGAGTACGCCGAAAAGGCGATACAAAAAGCGAAAGCCATTGAAGAAGCAAGAACAGGTGCAAGAGCCTAAGATACAAGAAGTATCAGACGTAGAAGCCGTACCTGTAGAAGAACAAAATATTATCTTCAAGCCTAACGTAGGACCTCAGACAGAGTTTCTTGCAGCAGGTGAAAGAGAAGTATTATATGGTGGTTCAGCAGGTGGTGGAAAGAGTTATGCCATGCTTGCAGACCCTTTACGTTACATGGGTCATCCATCATTTAGTGGGTTGCTACTGCGACACACAACAGAAGAACTTAGAGAACTAATATTTAAATCTAAGGAAATGTATCCTCAAATATGGAAGGGTATTAAGTGGTCAGAAAGAAAGATGCAATGGGAAGCACCCTCTGGTGCAAGGTTATGGATGTCATACCTAGACAGAGATGATGATGTACTTCGTTATCAAGGTTTGGCATTTAGTTGGATAGGGTTTGACGAATTAACCCAGTGGTCTACTCCGTACGCTTGGAACTACATGCGTTCACGTTTGCGTTCTACTGCACATGATTTACCTGTGTATATGAGAGCAACAACTAACCCCGGAGGTCCGGGACATCAGTGGGTCAAGAAAATGTTCATTGACCCTGCACCGTACGGAAGACAATTTAATGCCACAGATATTGAGTCAGGGAATGTTCTTTCCTATCCAAAAGGACACAGTAAAGCAGGACAAGCTCTATTCAAACGTAGATTTATCCCTGCAAGATTATCAGACAACCCATACTTGTCTGAGCAAGGTGACTATGAAGCAATGCTTCTTTCCTTACCTGAACACCAACGTAAGCAGTTGCTTGATGGTGATTGGGATATTAAAGAAGGTGCTGCTTTTACTGAGTTTGATAGGAATATTCACGTTGTTGAGCCTTTTTCAATTCCAAGAAATTGGGTTAAATTTCGTGCATGTGATTATGGTTATGGCTCTTATAGTGGTGTGTTGTGGTTTGCTGTTTCTCCAGACGAGCAGATTATTGTATATAGAGAGTTGTATTGTAGCAAAGTACTTGCCACAGATTTGGCAGATATGATATTGGATGCTGAAGCTGATGATGGAAATATTAAGTATGGGGTTTTGGACAGTTCTCTTTGGCATAAACGTGGGGATACTGGTCCTTCTTTGGCTGAACAGATGATTATGAAGGGATGTCGTTGGAGACCTTCAGACAGAAGTAAAGGTAGTCGTGTATCAGGGAAGAATGAAATACACAGACGTTTACAAGTAGACGAGTTTACAGAAGAACCACGATTAGTTTTCTTTAATACTTGTACACACATGGTATCACAATTACCTGCATTACCATTGGATAAGAAGAATCCTGAAGATGTAGACACAAGAGCAGAAGACCACTTGTATGATGCATTAAGATATGGTATAATGTCAAGACCAAGGTTTAGTATATTTGACTATGACCCAATGGGCAGACCTAGTAACAGTATGCCAATGGCAGACTCTACATTTGGATATTAAGGATATAACATGGCAGAAAAAGATGAAGTAACACTAGATGATGATTCCATTGCACTAGAAGATGTAGAGGAAACAGCAGTAGGTGATATAAATGTGAGTGGTATTATACCATTTATTATGGGTAGATACCAAAGAGCCGAAGATTATCGTAGTAATGATGAAGAACGATGGTTAAGGTCTTATAGAAACTATAGGGGGTTATACGGAAGTGATGTTCAATTTACTGAAGCAGAAAAGTCAAGAGTATTTATTAAAGTTACCAAGACAAAAACTCTCGCAGCTTATGGACAAATTGTTGATGTGCTATTTGCAGGGAACAAGTTTCCTATTAGCGTTGAGCCGACAGTGTTACCTGAAGGTGTCGCAGGGGATGTCAGCTTTGACCCAAAAATGCCTGAACAGCTTAAGGGTGAAACTTCGTTGTCTTCGCCTTATGGGTTTAAGGGTGACGGCATGGATTTACCGAAGGGTGCTACTGAAAAAACATTGGCAGACAGGCTGGGTCCTTTACAAGACAAGCTGGGAGAAATTGAAGGCTTGGAAGAAGGGGTAGGTAAAACACCTACTGCTGTTACATTTAGTCCTGCTATGGTAGCTGCTAAGTCTATGGAAAAACAAATCATGGACCAACTACAGGAGTCAGGTGCAAGTAAGCAATTAAGAAGTACAGCATTTGAGATGGCATTATTCGGAACAGGAGTAATGAAAGGTCCTTTTGCTGTTGATAAAGAATATCCTAATTGGGATGAAGAAGGTAACTATAGTCCTGTATTTAAGACTGTACCATCTACATCGCATGTATCAGTATGGAACTTTTTTCCTGACCCTGATGCTTCCAATATGGATGAAGCACAATATGTAATTGAACGACATAAGATGTCAAGAACACAATTACGTGGTTTAAAGAAGAGACCATACTTTCGTGCAAACGTGATTGACGAAGTAGTTGCATCAGGTGAGTCTTACGATAAGAAGTATTGGGAAGATGATTTATCTGACTATGCGGCAGACCACGGAATAGATAGATTTGAAGTATTAGAATATTGGGGAATGTGTGACGTTGATATGCTTGAGGAAAACGGTGTAGATATACCTAAAGACCTTAAGGAGTTTGATGAACTACAAGCTAATATATGGATTAGTAATGGTAAGTTAATAAGAATGGTTCTTAATCCTTTCAAACCTGCCACTATACCTTACATGGCAGCTCCATACGAGTTGAATCCATATTCTTTCTTTGGTGTAGGTCTAGCTGAAAATATGGATGATACACAGACACTTATGAATGGCTTTATGAGAATGTCTGTAGACAATGCTGTGTTATCAGGTAACTTACTTATAGAGGTAGATGAAACCAACCTAGTTCCGGGGCAGGACTTATCTGTATATCCGGGCAAGGTATTCAGGAGACAAGGTGGTGCTCCGGGTCAGGCTATCTTCGGTACTAAGTTTCCTAACGTATCAAATGAGAACTTACAACTGTTTGATAAGGCTAGACAACTTGCAGATGAAAGCACAGGCTTTCCATCATTCGCACACGGACAGACAGGTGTACAAGGTGTAGGTAGAACTGCATCAGGTATATCCATGCTTATGAACGCAGCGGCAGGTAGTATTAAGACTGTCATCAAGAATGTAGACGATTATTTACTCAAGCCATTAGGCGAGGGCATGTTTCGTTTTAATATGCAGTTTAACTTTGACAAAGATATTAAAGGTGACTTAGAAGTACAGG